ACCCATAATATTTACCCTGCCTTTGTTTTGTTTATTATATCACGTAAATTAAACGCTGACTTCTCTACCTGTTACAGTGAAGTATATTGAGTTGATAGCAGATGATTCCACCTTTAAAGTTCCGCCTGCTGGAATTGCTTGGTTAACAATTCCGATACCTAAATCAATTTCACCCCAAACAACAACTTTAAAGGGCCTTAATGGCTGCTCTATCCCATCAGATGAAACTATGTAAGCCTTATAGCTTGCGTTAACTCCTGAATTGTTTGCTGCTGTAAATGATTCTATTACTGTGCTGGCTTTTGTTGGTGACGTGTAAACTGTTTCTACGGTGTCAGCAATGCTATTACTGTAATTACTTGCGATTTGTAAAGTTGCCATTATCTTTCCTCAATCAAATAAAAGCTATCGACTTCAAGCGTGGCGTTATTATTCCCTGTATTATTAGCTATTTGAAAGTATATATAATCGTTTTGGTCTAACCTGATAGATGTAAATATAGTAAAAAACGCGACATCTCTACCACCAACAAAAGAGTTTACTTGTCTAATCTGAGGTTGGAACTCTAAAAAAGAACTGGTTGCATCCCTCCAAACCCGTATTCTCACAGCTAACACATCATTAGCTGCACATTCAACTGTAAAGTCTGCCTGCACTCTAAACTCTATAGGATTTACACCTAAATGCCTTAGCTGACCTGCTGATGGGCTATCGTAATGACTGATATCCTGAGTCAGCCAGTTAGCGTTTAAAGTATAATAAGTACTACCTGCAGCAATAGAGGTTGCAACTGCGCTTGTTACTTTTAACTTACCACCAACATACGTATTTAATAGCCCTATATTACCTCTAAAAGATGATTGTACATCGTCCTTTGAGATATTGGGTGTTATAGTGCTATCGGTGGCAGAAAACACGCCATTTCTTGTTATAATGCAGCTATCTAGCTGCAAGGTGTTAGGGTTAGGGAAGTTTACCGGCGCAAAATCAACGAATGCTACACTGGTGTTTAAATCAAGGTTTTGATTACTTCTAAATCTTGATGCCATACTAAAGCCTGCTCCTGCCTTATATAGCGAGTAAGCCCCGTCTGTCAAGCCTCTGACAATTGATGACTCAATAAAGTAACCACCTAACCATGTGCCAGCTAAGGTTAATTCAGGAGTCCCACCGAAACGACCAGTACCAGACTCAAAGCCTTGCCTATAACCTGTAATGGTTCCTAATGAAGTACAGTTATTGTAATTGATTCGTGTGAACTCGAAAGCGTTAAATCCTGTGGCATCCGTTAAGTTGTAAACCTGCGAGCCAGAGCCAGTAACTTCTAATCCACAATCAATACCCAACACGTTACCAGAGCCTCCACCTGGAGAGGTAAACAATGTGTAGTTGATATCCGAACATATTATTTTTGATATGTCGAAGGTTGTACCCATATAGCTTATTCCAGTAGCGGGAACCTCAATACTTAACCCTGTACCAGTAAAGTCAATCACGCCATCAATAACGTAAACCTTTGTGCTATCTATTACCCCTCCTAATGTTGTTGCTAGGTTTTCTTGATTTACAACAATAGTGCTTGCTAGGTTATTTGTATATAACTCTGTAAAGTTGGCGTTTATTTTTGTTGCGCCAGTAAAAAGGGTGTCACCAGCTTTTGCGTCTGCCGCCCCTATAATTATCGGTTGATTTGCCATTATGCAGTTACCTTATCAAAAGTTATTTCTGTGCTGTCGAATGTAAAACCTGATGTATCAATTGTAAATTCAGGCAGTCCGTCTATTTGTTGTTGTAAAAACTGAACCTGTGAACTTAAGTTAGGATAATGAGAGTCCTCGAGGTTGGTTATATCAACCTCGTTTTTCGTAACCCTTATATCAAGTAAATCAATTTCATCGGTTGTGTAAGTGAAATCCTGTTGTATAGCCTGATAATCTTCAAGCATTAATTCAGGCCAGCCAGTTAACTCTTCTAAGTGAGAGTAGCTAAGAAATACCCGTCTTGTTGATGCGCTTCTAGGTTCAGCCATTAGCTTGCATCCACATCAAAACGACAAAACGCCATTCTTGAGCGTGAAGCAGTTCTTATTTTAAACGCTGTCTCATCTCTTACATAGCCGTGATTACGAGAGATGAAGTTTTTATTGTAATCAAAACTAACTCCGTATTGTTCGATATGCTCTTTACTGTGCACCCTCATATCATCAGTACGAGATACAAAGACAGTCGCGTCATTATCTGGTGAGATGCCAGGTATAGTTTTAAACTTAATCTCGTTTATTGATAACGTTTCCATAGGGATTATTGGTGTAAACAACAACCCTTCAACTATTTCACCGTAATGTGTGCAAACAGAATCATCTAAAAATCCTATCTTACTATCTAGCTTATCGCCTATAACCCATTGACTAAAGCGAGGATCGAACGTCATATCCTTGCCGCGATAAGTTTTGTCACCGTAAACATCTGTTTTAATGATTGACCATGCAGCGCCAACACCGTAACTATTAGCGACCGTATCGTTATAAACCAGTGTTTTATTAGGTAAGTGGGCCATCATCCAAGTGGTCGAGTCTTTAGTAAAAACCTCGACAACTGTTTTTGATAGCTCGTCACTAGTGTATTCAGTCAATACTTTTTCAATCTCTCTGCTTGTTATCGTCTGCGTAGAGCCTGAGCGAATCACGTTGAATTGATATTGAGTGTTAGACCTTCTTACTAGTGCGTACCATTTATCATTGAATTCCGCTTTACAGTGAGTTCCAGCTATACCGGCTTTAACTGCTTTTTGCTGAATGCGCTTATAGGAAAAGTTATCTTGTCCGATGTTAACGAAATATTCAGTAGTTAATGCACCGAATGATATAAGCTCGTTATCGTCATTTAGTCCAACGCCCCAAATTTTGTCAGGTTGAAAATCTGAGCCTGAAAAGTCTAACGGTTCGTATTCTGCCTCATCTAATAAGCTTGATTGAAATAGAAATTCGCCATCAGTTAGCACAAATCTAAAATCAGCCCATACAATGTCGATAGGAGAACCGACCGCTGAGTCTGTTATCTGTCTAAAGCCGTCAGTAGGGTTGTAATAATAAAGTTTGCCGCTTGCTACGATAGCGAGGTTATTTAGAGAGTAAGTCATTGATGCTTGGTCTGAGCCAGTGATTACACCTAAAACAGTTACACTTTGATCGTCTTCTATCTTTATCAGTGATGTGCCGCTGACTCTGTATTGACCGCTAAACCCTGTTCTTTCAACCCATATAGAGCCACGGCTAATACCTTGACCTGTTGCAAAATCAGATAACCCATAATAATTAAGCATGTAACCTTGTTCACCGTAAATATCACGCAATACAGTATAGTAATTTACAGGTAAAGCATCCCTAAAATCAGTGTTATCGTCTACTTTATCGCCTTTAATAAAAGGAATACTTGGCATTATTGATCCTTACGGGTAATAGTTTTTATTACAGTCAGTGACATTATAAATAATCTTTTCACTTACTACATCACCATTTGAATTAGTTGCTTTTGCACACAAGGTGAATTGACCAACTCGGGAAAACCCAACTGTAACAACCGATGTTTCATCAACAATAGCTTCATTAGTTAATGTTACCCCTGAATCAGCTTCGTATGTAACAGATGTTAGGGTAAATAAACCAGCAAGCCAAGCAGTCCAATCAATCGGTAACTGAAATACATCAGACGTATTTTTATAGATAGCGCCATCATCACTAATAGGTTCAGGGTAAAATTTATCGCTGCGATAATCCCACTCGTTACCAGAACCAATCGGTAAGGTACCAGGGTTTTGAACTGGATTAACATTAACAAGTAGCTGCTCTAGTGATCTCATTCCTTTTTCAGCGTTACTATATAAAGTAGGAGGTACTTGTTTGCCGAAATAATCAACTAACTCTATCGCTAATAGCTTTTTAAATGGGCCAACAGTCTGAACATTTAATCCTGAGTAATCGTCAGGGTCGCTTTGTCCATACTCTAAAGGCTGAACCCATCCAACATCCAAGCCAGTAGAAAGTAACTCGCCAGCGTAATCGTCAGCAACTTGTAAGGCTGCCTCAATTTCTTCAGGTATGGCTTTAGATGTTAATCCGCTAATCCTGATTAGTTTATACGTGCCGTTAACAACATCTATTTTTTTAGGCATTTGCTTTGGCCTTGGTTCTTGTTTTAGGTTTTACTTTTTCTTTTAATTTAGAGTCATGATCAACAAATCCTAAAGCTTCAAAGTCTGCTTTGTTTGAATCGTCAATTACGCATTGAATAACTTTATCTTGTGAGTTTTTAATTAACATTGTGATGTGCATTTTAATTTACCTACTGTTAATGATTCGTTTAATTATACCACCACTAGTAAACTTTTTAAACGACATAAAAAAAGGAGCAATTAAGCTCCTTTTTATTATTGAATTAACTCCTTAGATTAAGAAGTTCCTTCTAACTGCATACCCCAACTCGGGTTGAACGTTGCGAACGTTGGCAAGATATCAAAACGATAACGGTTTTTGTTGCCTAGGCCATCACTAAAGCGATGAACTCGAATACTAACACCTTTATGATTAATGATATTTGAATCAATTGAATGCAACTTAGGCAATACAACTGAACCCATACCAACGAAACCTTCGCAGTAAGCAAGTGCCGGACGCTTATCCACCGAAGCAGCGCCATCAATTACCGTTACAGTATCACCTGATGCTAATGCAACATCAACAGTGTTGAATGCTCCGCCAGCTTCTTGGATTGCTGCACCACTAACCAACACAGTAGCATTACCAGAACCATCAGCAGTAACGTCAGCCAATACAGTTACAGTGAATGGGATAGCAACACCTGACTTACGAACAACTTTACCATTGCGCATATTCAATAAAGAAGATGCAGGGAATGATAACTGCTGGCCAGCTTTAAGTGTACCAGTAGTAGCTGTTAAACCTGTTAACGATAAAGACATTTGATAAGTATCTTTATAAGCTGCGTAAGTTGCTGCTGGAGTAGCGGCTAATGTAATGCCAGTACCAGGAGCGCCAGAAGCGTATTCATCAAGGTTGTTAGTAGTCATAACCTGATTCAAGCCAGCGAAACCAGTTTTAATAACTGCTTCATTCCATGCTTGGTTTACTTCAGGGTTAACGCCTAGTTGAGTTTGCAAGTCAGCAAGAACCGTTTCATCGAAAGAGTTGATAGCTGCATACTTCTTACCAGCAGGAGCACCAATTTCTTTAAATAATGCACCAGCGTTAGCGATATCAGACCACTTAGTGATTGCTGTACCAGCCGTACCACTGTGCAATTGTGCTGCGCGAGTCATGTACTGAGCTAGTTCACTTTCACAAGTAATAACCATATCTTCAGCAATAGGCATTAGTAACGCATCAAGCTGGTCTGTTTCTAAAGCTTCTTCGACCTGGGTGTTTTCAACGTAAACAGTAATGTAACCGTTATCTGAAACCTTACCGAATACTGAGCCAACCTGTACAGAGTTAGCTGTAACTGATGTCAAATCACCATCTGCTGAACGTGTAGGCTTATATTGAGTAGGTCGCTTCATCTTAACAGGTGTAGCGCCTGCGCCAGTTGATGCGTCTAAATCATTTACTAACTGTTTTGATACAGTGTTCAATAATACTGTAGAGGATTCAAACCCCTTAATGAAACTTTTTAATAGTTTCTCGTTTGTGTTGCTTTGGTAATTATTAGCCATTTTCTTAAATCCTTAAAATTAAATTATAACTGCACCAGGGTATCGTTTGTCGAAGTCATCAACCGCGACATACCCACCACCTTTCACTTCTGGAATAGGGTCGGGTGCGCCAGATACTCTTGGAGTTTGCGACAATGCTTTCGGCTTAATCTCATTGGCAATGCGAATACCAGCAGACACGGGATCTAGTGATAAAATTTCGTGCATCTCGGCAGGGTTATCACTAAGATACTCCACCACTTTAGCTCCGTTTACGTCATTCAATAAGAATGAACCTAATTCGTTACTAAGGCCATTTTGTTTAAGCGTTTGCTCGGCAATAAGTAGTTTATCAAGATTAACTCCATCGCGTGTAGCGTTTGAAGCGTAACTATCTACACTAACTTGATGCTTTGCATTTTGGGCTTGTTGTGCGCTCTCCTGTTGTTGCTGTTCATATTGAGACTTTGCCGCACCTTGAGCAGTCTGCGTATAATACGCTTGACTATCAACATGGTACTTACGCATAGCTTCTTCATCGTAAATATCTTCAGGCAATACAGGCACGTTAGTATTTTGTGCTGGTTCGGACGCAGGAGCGTTATTGGCATATTGAGCTTTTAGTTTTGCTAGCTCTTGTTCTGCCTCGTTTGCTCTACGTTCCTCTTTATATCGTTTTGCCGTCAAGTCATTAATACGACCTTGAACACCATTTGATTTTGATTCGTGTGTTTCTTCACTAGCTGGTGATGATTCAGCACTAACATCTGGAGTTGTTATTTCTTCAGTAATTGGTTTATCACTAACCACAGCAGGCATAACAATACCTTCGTTATTTTCATCTGACATTTTAAGCACCCTTTGGCGAATTTTAAGCTTTGACTTTAGGTGTCAAGGAAACCTTTTGGTCATTATAACCAATTATTAATCAAAATGACAACTTGGTTAATTACTGTAAGCTTTCTACGAATAAACCTTCATCAGTTATGTTAGTTATAATCATTTCAGCTTCCTTGCCGCCATCAATGCAGATGCTTATTTTAGAATAAACCTCATACATATCCTGTTCAGTTACCCAGACAGCTTCACCAGGTAACTT